GTGCGCGAGATGTTCCGAGGAACGGCTCGGCCCCCACGCCTTGGCGTTGACTCCCCCTTTCCCGGGGGTGGGGTCTCCACCAATCCACTCTTTACTGGCGAGCTACTTCACTGGCGACCCAGGTCCGTGTAAACCCGTCTGGTACGTGTTTCACTCGTTTTCATTTGTTTCATGATTTCAACACGCGAGGGAGACAAACTCCCCCCAGGTGCCATCGCCCTGGGTCCGCGGTCGCGCACCGCTTACACTCTTTGACCACCGTATCGCGTCAATCATCAGCGATACTTTCGACCTCTCATCCCACGCTACATCGAGGCCTGTAGCGTATCGGGCAGGGTCAGGTGGGTCTGCCTCCAGCAACTTTTCTTTTGTCGCCTCTACCCATCTGTCGGCGCAGACTTTGAGTATCATTGTCTCCTCAGATGGGTTTTTCCGCTTTAACGCGTGCTGGTAACACTGCGTTTTCCATTCACTAGGGGCTCCACGCCTGGCGCGTGGTTTAGTAAACCCCTGCTCACGGAGCCGTTCCACTCTACAGCGGATAGCGGCAACCTCCTCCTCGCGAGATAAATCGTACCCATCCGGCATGGGCACTACGGGGAAGGGGTTGGTGGGTTTAGGTCGTCCCGAGGGGACGGAGCAAAGAGCGTGACGGAACTCTCTCTTGAAGAGAACGGACCAGAAAGACGGGGGAAGGGGTCCGTGCAACTTGCGTTCCGCATTCTTGACAACGCCTACCCAATCAAGCATCATGGAGTAGAACGTCTTTCGCTTAACAACAGAATCCGCGAGAAAACCGATCGGATCTGTAACTTCGCTCCTCTTAATGAGGACGCCCACATTCGTTTTCTTCTGCTTCCTCCCATATTTAAACGCACACGAATTGATTTCTGCGTATATGGGAGATACCATCGTTTTCTCCTTGTTGACCACTAGTCCTACACGAGACCCATGGGCAAGGATACCGGCAAGTATATCGCGAGAGTTGTCGAACTCGCGATAAAGCAGATCATCGCCGTTGATGAGGCAGCGATGAACCCGGAATTGCTTCCAGGAAATTTTCCCTGCGGACGCCATGTCCGCAACAGCCAAGTCAACCACTACTTTGTTTACCAAACAAAGTAAAGGGAAGCTAATCATGCTCCCCATCGGCTGCCCTGAGACAGCAACCCTATCCTCGCCGAAAAGGTCTAGATTTCCAAGGACATCTAGAGCCTCTGACTCCTGGGTCGTTAACCTGGCCGCTTTGGCCTTTAGGACTTCAATGGATGCACGGACGTACTCTAGTCGGATGTTATCAGTGGCAGACTGATAATCCACGGATACGAACGGCCCGTCTCCATTTAGTGAAGCGACTAACTCATCGGTAGGGCTACCGACAAGAAGCCATCCCTCCTTTCGGATCGTGTTATACAGTGCATGGTGCAAACGGTACAACCTCGCAGAGTTGCCACCCCCATAGAGGGTCACAACACGAGGCTTCCCGGAGCTCCAGACCTGGGTGGCCCGACAGCGCGTAGAAAACGCCTGATCGGTCCAGTTACCACCCTGCGCACGCGACGTATAACACGTTGCATTTCCGTTCGGGACAAACGGATAATCCTTACGGTCCCATCCTAGCGGTACGAGTGCCGCTAGGGCCTTTTTGAAGAGCGCGACATGGTCAGTGTCAACGCTTTCGGCTGCCTTGAACCGTTCTTCTTTCCAATCATTAAGCATTTTCTTTGACCGTTCCTCGCAGAACTTGCAGACGCCAGTCTCGAGCTTCTGACTTGTCTTAATACTTAATTCCTGCACGAGTGAAAGTCCCTCGGCCGGGAAGCATTGGCGTATTGCGGATCGAAGATAACCGCAACGAATACGCGGAGGTAAGGGACGAACCCTCTCCATTTCCTGGTCAACGGCAAGCACTCTCACCGCGGCCCTAGACACCCTCCCATGTCTAGCCATCATTTTACAGTCCTGATGTGTGTCTGGACCAACCTTTCCTTTGTTTATAGTGGCGTCCGGTTTTCCACTGGGCGATCTTGGGTTAACGTCAATGGCGACCAGGCACCCGCCCTGGCCTTGACGGCGCTTTCTAAGCAAAAGAGAACTCGAGACACACCCGAGAGAGAGAACGCATGGCGTGTCGAAAGGAAGAAAGTACAATGGAACAGGCCATCGAGCCCTGTTAGTCTTTGTCATACTTCCTGTTGTCACCATTCGATTTTCTCTTTTAAAGGGGGACCGGTATTCAATTCGTTTTTATACTTTACCGCGACGCCGGTCGTCGCAAAGTTTTTCCTAGCAGGAGCAGGATTAGGGATGGGAACCACCATGTCGATGGCAACCCGTTGGGAGTACCGAAGTTACCGAAAACGGCACCTGCCCGCGCGCGAGGCACAGTCGACAGGACTCCTACTTGGGGACCGATACTACTCGGCAATTGTGCCACAAGGCCCCAACACCCTACTTTACACCTCGTGTTTTACAACGATGGTCTCCATTGTCCGTCGGCACTACCCGTTACGGTACGTCCCCCTCCTAGGAGGGAGCGTCTGCGGTGTCGCAGGATTCGACCGGTAACACGAGGTCACTCCGCCGTCGATCTTTACAGCTTATTTCCTTTGTTTTACGGGTACGGGAATACCCTCAATTTCGTACTTTAAGCTCCTGCACCGTTAACCAGACACCCCCTGGGGCATCGTGAACGTCCAACCCTTCCCGGGGCGAGACATCACGAACTCCAGAGATTGCAGGACGCTACATACGGGGGTTGCTTGGAGTGACAGCTAGTAGTCGCCTTTTGAGGCCTACCGCTCCCTTGCGGGCCGCTAGTCACACTTCACTCCACCACAACCCTCGTCTTCACGTTAAGGAAGGACACAATCTCCGGGGGCCGGGCCAAACCCGTGCACCCCCGGGG